ATGACATCTTCAGCGATATCCTCGCTGACCTTTGCACAAACACTGTTTGTGGCCTCCAAGACTTTCTCTCCGTACCATTCCATTTTAAAGGTCATCAGATATCCTCCGTAACCAAAAAATCTAAAGTCTTGTTCTTTTCGTCAGAATTAATCGGGGCACCCTTGATATTAAAAATCCTGGACCCAAAAACTATTCTGTTCGCTGATGTAATCCCTGCCCGGTATCGAATCCGTATCTTGTTTGTGATCACAGACTCGAGTTTCATGGCGTCGAGTTGTTCTTTTGAGGATAGCGGCCATATTGCTGCAGGAACTGAACCAAGGCCTGTTACAGAAGTCCAGGTTAGAACCTCGCCTCCCATTCCGTCAGGAGCGGATGATTCAACCTGTATCGCTATTCTGTGTCTTAAGCCGCCTGCGCGCATTTTTTTTCATCCCTTAGTTTATTATGTAATTTTAAATGGCAACTTCTACAAAGAGTTGTACCGTTATTTATATCAAACCTTAATCTAGGATAATCTGCAAAAGATTTAATATGATGGGCAACTATATTTTTTAACTTGCAATGGATGCCGCATTCTTGACATGTCCAATAATCTCTATTATAAACAACTTTACGCCATTTATTATATTCTTTTGTTTGTCTTATTTTGGCATTTTTTGTTACTGTGAAGCCACACCAAGTATCTTTATTTTGACCAAGCAAGATCATTGACATTTTTTGTCTTTTTTGCTCTGTCCATTTAAAATTTTTAAACCTGATTGATGCCTTCTTGGCTCTTACACATCCACAACTTTTAGTATGTCCAGATTTTAAATCATAACTATAAGCTATAGTCTCTTTTCCACAATCACATTTACATTTCCATAAGATTTTCTGCCATTTATCTCTGCCAGCTTCACTCAAAACTAAAAGCCTACCAAATCTTTTACCGGTTAAATCAATCTTTTTCAAAAAACACCCCCGAATAATTTATACGGAAAAAGCAACGCTTCCCAGGTTTTAAGAGTAAAATGATTTGGTATATAAACTTCAGTTTCCCGGTTTTCAAATAAATCAGATATGGTCAATTTAATTGCGTGCCTGATTGCCTCCGGTACTGCAAGGCCGATACAGGTCCAAACCCCCTCGGTTGCTCCTGTCCCATCCGCTACAGTCTCGTCAATCGTCAAGGGCCATGTGGGAGCCGTGGCACTGCTTGTCAATGCTGTTGTGCATTTATACACAAGGCCGTTTTCCGTTACTGGCAAAACAAGTGCATTTTCAGCGTATACCGTTTCTTTCACCCAAGTCGATCCGATATAATACCCGCACACAAATTCTATTTTAATGGGATTTGTCGGGTAAAGTGTATCTGTAGGGTATGTTTTTTGATATGCAAGAGTTATGATTCCTGGTTCTAATTGTGTATTTACGTCATAATCGTCTGTGTCCCATGTTGTTTCGGTTTCGTCGTAATCGGTGTATTTTACACTCGTCACACTCTGCAAGCGTCCGAACGGCAATATAATTGATGATTCGCCGGGCCATTGATCCATATAGTATTTCCACGTTTGAGAAACTAAACGCCTATGCAAATATTGTTCTGCCCTCGCCGTTGCGCCCATGATCAGACTTTTGACATAGGTGTCGTGGGCCGTATCGCTATCATCAATCTCACATTGCTTTTTTCCTTCAGCGAGTGAAACCGGGTATTGCGATGGTAATGTGACTTGTTCGGTTATCATATTACTTTCCTTGGGCCGTCATGCAGACCGGCCCAGATTGTTAAACAGGAACTTCTTCCCACGCAATTGCCAAATGGATATCAACACCAGCTGCAACCAAACCACCTATTACAGTACAAGTGCCGGGAACAGATGCAAATTGGCCGTTAAAGTCGCCCTGTTCCATATATGTACCAACAGTATTAATGGCCGCTGTATTCGTGATCAAAGGCCATACAAACACAGGTGCAATAATAGTAGAAATACTATAAGCAAATGCTGCACTATCTTTAAGGTGAGCACTTGTGCTACCCTTGAGAAGCGTTCCGCCGGTAAGGTGGGCAGCAGTAGTGCCCGTTGGGGTTGTAGGTTGATCACCAACAGCAAGCACTAATCCGTCCAGATTTGCGGACGTTACAGATATAGAACTTGCCCATTTGCTCCATACCAAATTAACCCCGGAAGTGGGTGGATTATAAATCTGCAATCCAATAGCTGCTGTTGCGGTGTATAGTGCAACTTCCATCAGCATCGCATTTGCAAAGAACATATTCTCGTTTAGTGTGGATTGCTTTAAACTTCCACTTGTGATGATTCTGCCATCAGTTTCTGTTAACACAGCCCTGCCTATACCGTCTTTGTCTTTTCCGTACATGATTTTTGTCCTTTCCTTTTGTCGTGTTAGATTTCGTTCAGTACGTTTCTGTTTCTCAAATCATCCTCCCACATACCGTTGTGGAAAATAAATTCTTCTCCGGTATCGATATAGTGGACGGTTGACCCCTCGGAAACTCCCGAGACCGGTTTGTCGTCAGATGATATCATGTTCCACCTGAATATCCTGGTTTCAAGTTTAACAGCCATAGCGCCCCCTTATAATGCCGCTTCGATATAGGCACCCTTTGACATCGGATAGTAATAAACATGACCCGTTGCCGTAATTGTACCCGCCTGATTTGCGTCATCGCCCACCATGCCAATGGTTCCGACTGTATTGACCCCGGCTGCTGTTTCACCGCCAAGAATGATCATATTTCCGGCAAGCCCTGCCATATTGACATCAGTTACGCCCGGACCGTCTGTCAATGATGCTGCTGAACCTACAGCGCCAATAACGACAATTCTTTGATGCGCTAACAGGTTCGCAATGCTGGTACATTTTGTGCATAAGGGATTAATCGTAATTGTAGGCGTTGTGAATGTTGCGTTGACAACCACCTGGGTTGCATTTGTATCGGCGGCGGCGGTAAGTTCAATAAAAAGTTGAGTGATACCAACCCGGCCAACGATATTAAAAAGCTCGGTTTGGGTGGTATCGTGGAAGTGTGTTAAGGTTAGAATTGCGTCCGTGGTTTTGACATGCATACCTACGATCAGGTCTGCAATTCTCGCGCGTGTGGATGGTGCATAGTTAGCCATTTGTCAGCTCTCCTATTTTTTGAGGTTATTGTTTGATTGCTTTTTCTCGTTTTCCGGCCGCTTTTGATGTAGCCGTTTCTTTTTTCGGTTTTTCGACTTTTTCAGGTTTTGGCGCCACTTTTTTTACCTCCGCCTTTTTTTCGGGTAACGGCCCATTAAACAAGGCCATGAACCCTCGATCCTGGGCCGCAAACCCCCTTGACATCAATGCAAACGCTCTATCATCAGATACATTTGCGATTTTACGATCAGGGGAAAAACCCAAGGCTCTTCGGCCCTCCTGTGTTAATCGTACTTGCATAATATTATCCTTTCCGGGCAGGGATTAACCTGCCCGGTCAAAGATTAATCCGTGATGGCAGTAGGAACAACATCAGATTGATATCTGGGCTCACCCCAATATTCAACATTGACAATGCCTGCGGCTGCGCCCACCATTCTGATTTGGAAACAATCAAATCCGGCGCTGAACTTTGCAGGATCCCATTCCATAATCCACAGCTGATTGTTTGCCCCGGCGTGGGCGATAGTAAATGTGATTGCATCAGTTTCCCTTGCCAAAAGATCCGCTGATGCTGTATCGGTATTTGACCAAATCGGACAGGTTTCTGTGATTGCCACGGTCCCGGTCCCTGCCACGTCTGTGCTCTCGTTCCATGTGACAGCAACATCTACAGCGTCAACGTATGTATAACTAAGGACTGCCCACACCTTTTTTAAATTCTTACATGAAATAATATCAGCTGTGCTTAGTAATGCGCTAGCTACAGCTGGTTCATGCCCCTGTACGATCTTAAACGCTTCCGGTAAAGTTAAGTTACTCATTTTTATATCCTCCTAAGAGTTTGATTTTGATTATCTGGCTTCGATTCTGACGAACGGGCTGACCGTGCTGCCGGTCCCCTTAAACGGGGTAATCGGGCTCACAAGGCGCGGCTGGCCATCAAAATAATACACAAAGCGGAACGTGGTCTGGCCGTAATCGAATTTGAAATGAATACTCGACGCTTCGTTTATATCGCCGTAATCAACGCAGAGATATTGCGAAAAATCACACAACCAAAGGTCGCCGGCATCGCCCAGGGTTTCGGCCTGTTCGATGAATACCACCGGGTATCCTTCCATGCTGCCGGTCGTTCCACCAATCGCCGGGGGAAGATACATTCTTGCCATTTCGCCGCCCGTTCCGATTGCGTATGTCATTTCGCGCAAGGTTTTGTAAATGTTCCGGTTGCCAAGCCAGACCACGTTCCCGGACCCGCCACGGATATTGAACCGCATAATCATGTTCAGGATATTCTGAGACACAATTGTATCAGCTTCCTGGCCGGACTCCTTGGAAACATCGACCTTACAGTCACAAACTTTAAGGCCCAGCGCCTGGCCCGCCCCGGTGCCCTCCATAACCAAATCCTGAGATTTAAAAGCGAACTCTTCAGTAAAGAGTTGCCGCATTTCCTGGCCCAGAAACGTTGCGTTCATCAGGATTTTATCGGATGCGTAATACATGCCGGTCAATCTTTCAGGAGCAAGCTTGATTTTCTGGAATTTGGTTGAACTGGCTGTAATCTGAGAAAGTTCAGCGTCATTGTAGACTCTGACGCCACCACCCCGGCTGCCATCTGCCCGGTTTACTTCATCAAGCCCGACAATCTCAAGCGATTCAGATCCGGTCAACGTTCGGCGGTTACATCGTTTCAAAACTTCGGAATTGTTGAATCCGGATGTCATCAGGTCAATGCTTGTTTCAGATTGCAGCAAAAAACCACCCTCGGACCCAACCCCCTGAATCATACCGGACCCGGCCGCCCTGTTTTCTTCGGAAAAAAGCGGCCTCATGGATTTATCCACAAAATCACGGCTGGCAGGTTTGCCCTGGCGTTTTTCGATCAAAGTCAATGCCCGTTTGGTGTTTTCTTCGAGCCGGGTTCTGGACTCCTTGACATCAAGGCCGCGTATGCCGTTGGGATCTGTCACCGCTGCGACATCTGCCATCTGCTGACCAAAAGCTGAGGCCTGGGTCCCCCTGTAGACCGGCTGGTCTTCAACGGTAATGCCCCTCATGTCCGGGTCAAGTTCATCGGGATCGGGCGTATCCAGCGCGGCAAGTTCAAGGGCTCTTTTTTCGGCGTCAATGTCCTTGGTTACCGTGTCCAAATCGGCCAGAACAGTATCGCGCTCAGTTCGATTGTCGTCTGTCAAATCTTCCGGCTT